CAATCTCAAACTGAGTTAACGGTTAAACAAGTGATTGATGGTATTATGGCAAACATTACACAAGCTTCTACGACGAACGCATTATTAATCGCAAAATATTTGGCGTTTGTTACTTGTTATTTAGAATCATATCAAAATAATCAATTTATTTGTTGGAATAACAACTACGGTGGAGCGACATTAGATTATGTTTGGTCAGGTAATCTATCAACATTCTTTAACAAAGAATATGTTTGTCAATCAAATGCCAATGGAATTGAATTACCATTTGCGGTATTCTCTTCACCTGAAAATCATTTTAAATTTTTAGGTGCGAGATGGGCACCAATTGCAACGGGTATTAATTCTTTAACACCTGAAAACCTAACTAAAGCTTGGATAACTAAATGGAGTAGAGCGGTAACACCTGCACAATATAACTCATATGTTACTAACCAAAGTGTGGAATATAATAATATATTAGATAAAGTAAGACAGGCAGTAACAATGGCATCTGCACTTGGATTACAATAATTTGATAATTTTAATAAACTGAAGATATTTATATATAAAAATAAAGTTATGAACGTAAATAATGCCTTAGATACCTACTTAAATAAAAGAGGTAGATATTCAGAAAAAGAAATCGGAAACGGAGATAAAGAAGTTTGTGATTTAGAAACTAATGAGTGTTATACTGTTAGAATGAAAGACGGTTTAATTGAAAGAGTGGATAACACTAAAACAACAAATAAAAAAATTCAAGTTGAAACATCTCACGGTGTTAAACAATTATTAAATGGTTAATAATATGTCAATCGATAAAAAAATACTCGAAGAAATCAGAAGATACCAAGGTATCAACAATTATATAACTTAGATATCACTGATTTAGTTGATAGTCAAAAAAAGATTTCTGACAAACAAGATGAGTATTTCGATAACTTATTTAAACATTTAGAAAATTTAGAAAACAAATTAGGCGAAATGGATGAATTGATGAACAAAGTTAATTCATTAGAAGCTAAGTTAGAAAAGTATAGACCAAAAACTCCACAAGAAAAATTAGAGTTAAGAAGTTTAGATTCAGGTCCTTATAATCAAAAACTATCGGATTTTTTCATCGATAAAGAAGGTGATATGGAAAAGTCAGGTAAGAATGAATATATTCTAACTACAGATGAAGTTGAGAATTTTACACCATCTGAAATTAGAACATCTTTTACTCCTGAACAACAAAAGAATTTTGGAATTTAAGTTTGACAAAACGGTTTGTTAGTCTTATATTTTGGTTACAAATAAGTAATTAAAATTTTAAAAAACAAACTATTATGATGTCAACATTAGATTCAGTCTTAGCTCAGTACGAGAAAGCACAACAGTCAGGTACTTCAGGCGGTAACAGAATGTCTATGGATGAGCGAATGAAAAAGTATTTCGCAGCAATTCTTCCACAAGGACAAAATTCAGCACAAAAACGTATTCGTATCCTCCCAACTAAAGATGGTAGTTCACCATTTGTTGAGGCTTGGTTTCACGAAGTACAAGTAGGTGGTCAATGGAACAAACTTTACGACCCATCAAAAAACGACAACGAGCGTTCACCTCTAAACGAGGTTTATGAGGAACTTATCTCAACAGGTAAGGAATCCGACAAAGAACTTGCAAAACAATACAAATCACGAAAATTTTATATCGTTAAAGTAATCGACAGAGATAAACCTGAAGATGGTGTTAAATTCTGGCGTTTTAAACACAACTACAAGAACGAAGGTGTTCTTGACAAAATCATTCCAATTTGGAGAGCTAAAGGTGATATTACTGACCCTGAAAAAGGTCGTGATTTAATCATCGAATTGGCTAAAGCTAAAACACCTAAAGGTAAAGATTATACTATTATCCAAACAGTTATGTATGATGACCCAAGTCCTGTTCACGAAGAGAAGGGTACAATGGACTCTTGGATTAATGACGAGTTAAGTTGGAGAGATGTATATTCTAAAAAACCTGAGGATTACTTAGAAGCAATCGCACGTGGAGAAACTCCAAGATGGGATTCAGACGCAGGTAAATACGTATATGGTGATAGTTCTACTTCAGAAATGAGTATGGGTGGTGGAACAAGTGCATCATCATCATATGTTGACCCACAAGCGAACGCTGAACCTGATGACGATATGCCATTCTAATAAAAAACTATTGAGCTTGGACATTTGTATAGACATAGTGTCCAAGCTCTTTCTTTTTAACTAAAAAACAAATAATAACATAGACATATGGCAATTAAAAAAACAGATTTTAAATCGATAAAGAATAAATTCTCAACATCCGCAAAATACAAACCACAAAGATTTTTTGATTTGGGGGCTGACTTTTTGGATGCGGTAGGATTGCCAGGACCTGCTATTGGACATTTAAATATGTTCTTGGGTCACTCAGATACGGGTAAAACAACTGCGTTAGTTAAGACTGCGGTTGATGCTCAAAAGAAAGGTATATTACCTGTATTCATAATCACCGAACAAAAATGGTCTTTTGAACACGCAAAACTTATGGGTTTTGATTGTGAAGAAGTTGTTGACGAAGAAACAGGTGAATTAGATTGGGATGGATTTTATATCTTTAATAATAACTTTGACTATATTGAACAAATCACTGATTATATTAACGAATTATTGGACGCACAAGAAAAAGGTGAGTTAGATTATAGTTTGTGTTTTATGTGGGATTCAGTTGGTTCTGTTCCTTGTAAGATGACTTACGAAGGTAAAGGTGGTAAACAACACAACGCATCTACATTGGCGGATAAGATTGGTATGGGTATTAACCAACGTATTTCAGGTTCACGTAAAGCGGACTCAAAATATGAGAATACATTAATCATTGTTAACCAACCTTGGGTAGAATTACCTGATAATCCTTTTGGTCAACCTAAGATTAAGGCTAAAGGTGGTGAAGCAATTTGGTTGAACTCATCATTGGTATTTTTATTTGGTAATCAAAAAGGTGCGGGTACGACTAAAATCACTGCAACAAAAGACAAACGTACAGTTAAATTTGCATCAAGAACTAAAGTGTCTGTATTAAAGAACCACATCAATGGTTTAGGATACGAGGACGGTAAGATAATCGTTACACCTCACGGATTTATTGCGGGTAAAGAAGCGTCAGAAGAAAAGGCGTCAATTGAAAAGTACAAAAAAGAATACGCAGATTATTGGAAAGAAATCATCGGAACTGATGGTGACTTTGATTTGAGAGAAGAAAAAGAATTCTAACACTTTAAATAAACTTAAGTGACTAAAACATTATTAGTTGACGGTAACAACTTATTAAAAATTGGATTTCACGGGGTAAAAGAATTTTACCACAAAGGGGAACACGTAGGTGCTATATGGCATTTTATTAACACTCTTCGTAAATTCATTGAAGAATACAATTACGACAAAGTAGTCGTATTTTGGGATGGGGAGGGTAGTTCTTCCGCTAGGAAATTAATATATCCACAATATAAAGAAAACAGACGTTCCGAAGAAAACGAATACAAACAAGATTCATTTTACCAACAAAAAGAAAGGGTAAAACAATATCTTGAGGAAATGTTTGTAAGACAAATTGATATTGACAATAATGAGGCTGATGATTTAATCGCTTATTATTGTCAAATATCAAACGATGAAAATAAGACTATATTTTCATCAGACAGAGACCTAACACAATTGATATCAGATAAAGTATCAATCTATTCTCCAAACACTAAAACTATGTATAAGAATGGTGATAAAATAAAAATTTATCACTATGAATTTCCACATCAAAACATTAAGACATATAAAATATTGTCAGGTGATAAATCAGATAATATTGATGGAATCTATTATTTAGGTGAGAAAACTTTAGTTAAATTATTTCCCGAGCTACTTGAAAATACAGTTAATGTTTCCGATATTTTAACAAAGGCAGAAGAAATGTTTGAATCGGATAAGAACAATACCGCTCTTAAAAATTTACTAACTGGTAAAACAAAAAGTGGTATATTTGGAAACGAATTTTTTGAAATCAATGAAAAAATCGTAGATTTGTCTAATCCTTTAATAACTGACGATGCTAAAGAACTTGTTGAACTATATTATCGAGAATCATTAGACCCTGACGGTAGAGGTTATAAGAATTTAATTAAAATGATGATGGAAAACGGATTCTTTAAATACCTACCAAAAGGAGACGATGCTTGGGTCAACTTTATTAAACCATTTATGAAATTAACTAGAAAAGAAAAAAGAAATTATCAAACAAACAAATAAATTATGAAAGAACAAGAAATCACAAAGATGGAGTTACTTTTAACTCTAAACGACAAAATCATCGTTCAAAGATTTTACAATGTAAAAGGGTATAACCCTAATTCAAAAAACTCTTTAGAGTTGTATGAATTTTTAAGTGAAGTTAAGGAAGACCTTGCTTTAGATTTGAAAACAAAAACTGTGATTTATATGATGGATAATATGAATCAAATCATTGAAGATGAGTCAGTGTTAGACACATCAATGACTAATGGTCCTGAGTACTTTAACATCTACATTAAGTTAGGTGAACAGACACTTTGTCATAGACAATTTGACGCTAAATTATACCCACCAAAGGTAAGATATACCGTTGACGTACGCCCATACCTAAAAAACATTCTAAAAGGTCTTACTGACATTTTTTCAGGTGAAAATTTAACTTACGAGTATCTAGGACTTCCACTTTCGGTTTAATATTTATCAATTACAAGAACAATTTTAGAGTATGAATTCAGACAAAAATTTTAATTATTTGGGAGAAACTTTCCAATTACAACTTCTTAACCAAATCATTGTAGACAAAGAATTCGCTCGCTCAATCATTGATGTTATTGAACCAAATTACTTCGAAAACAAGTATTTCAAAATCTTAATTCAAATGATTAAGGAATACTATAAGAAGTATGAATCAAGTCCGTCTTATGAGACATTATTACAAATTACTAAATCAGAGATTCAACAAGAGTTAGCTGCGAAAATAGTTATCGACACGTTGAAGAAAATACAAGATTCTCCTTTGGAGGGTAGTAATTATGTTCAAGAAAAGGCATTAAAATTCTGTAAACAACAAGAGTTACAGAAAGTTATGACTAAGGCTCAAAAAATCATTGACAGTGGTGAGTTTGAAAACTATGACACACTTGAAGAGATGGTTAGTAAAGCTTTGCAGGTTGGTGAAGTAGATAGGGGAACTGAAGATGTTTTCCACAATCTTGACGAAGTATTGAACGACGATTTTAGACATCCAATTCCTATGGGAATACCTGGTATTGATAGATTATTGAAAGGTGGATTGGCGAAAGGAGAAATTGGAGTTATTTTAGCTCCAACAGGTGTTGGTAAATCTACATTACTAACAAAAATAAGTAATCACGCGTTTAACTTAGGTTATAACGTATTACAAATTTTCTTTGAAGATAACCCAAAGATTATTCAAAGAAAACATTTTACTCTTTGGACAGGAATTGCCCCTGATGATTTGGCAAACAAGAAAGAAGAGGTAATGAATAAAATTACCGATATTAAGGAAACTATGACAAATAAGTTAGTCCTTAAAAAATTACCTTCAGACACACTAACTATGATGCAAATTAAAAACCAAGTTAGAAAAATGATTGCTGAAGGAAACAAAATTGATATGATTCTATTGGATTATATTGATTGTGTAGTACCTGACAAAAATCTTGGTGATGAATGGAAAAGTGAAGGTTCAGTTATGAGAGGTTTTGAAGCTATGTGCCACGAGTTGGATATAGTTGGATGGACCGCAACTCAAGGTAACCGTTCATCAATTTCATCAGAAGTGGTTACCACCGACCAGATGGGTGGTTCTATTAAAAAAGCACAAGTTGGACACGTTATCATTTCCGTGGCTAAAACTTTACAACAAAAAGAAATGAAACTGGCTACTATTGCGATAACTAAATCTCGTATTGGTTCTGATGGTGTGGTATTTGAAAACTGTAAGTTTGATAATGAACTACTTGAAATCGACACTGAAAGTTCTGTAACTTTCTTAGGGTTTGAGGAACAGAAAGAAGAACAAAAAAGAGATAGAGTTAAAGAACTTTTGGAAAAAAGGAAGCAAAGAGAACAACAACAAAAACAATCTTAAAAAAAAAATTAATTAACAATGGAAAAAATTTTGGTAGAAAATCCGAATAGATTTGTCATCTTCCCAATTCAATACAATGATATTTGGGAATATTACAAACAACACCAAGCAGCTTTTTGGACTGCTGAAGAAATAGACTTAACTAATGATATACGTGACTGGGAAAATCTTTCAGACAATGAAAAATATTTTATTAAAAATGTATTGTCATTTTTTGCGGCGTCTGACGGTATTGTAAATGAAAATCTTGCGGAAAACTTTTTAAAGGAAGTACAATATCCTGAAGCTAAATTCTTTTATGGATTCCAACTTATGATGGAAAATATCCATTCATTAATGTATTCACTTCTAATTGATACTTACGTTTCAAATCCTGAAGAAAAGGACGAATGTTTCAACGCGATTGATAGATTACCTGCGGTTCAGAAAAAGGCTAAATGGGCTTTGGATTGGATTGAAAACGCTTCTTTCCAAGAAAGACTAATAGCATTTGCAGCGGTTGAAGGTATCTTTTTCTCAGGTTCATTCTGTTCAATATTTTGGTTAAAATCAAGAGGAATTATGCAAGGTTTATGTAACGCTAATTCACTTATTTTTAAAGATGAAAATTTACATTGTGATTTTGCGATACACTTATTGAATAATCATATAGAGAACAAACCAAGTGAGAAAAGAATTAAAGAAATCTTATTATCAGCACTTGAGATTGAAAAAGAATTTATCACAGAATCATTACCAGTTTCACTAATTGGAATGAACTCTAATTTGATGAAACAATATCTTGAGTTTGTTGTTGATGGATTATTGGTTAAATTGGGATGTAGTAAAGAATTTAATGTAGAACAACCATTTAAGTTTATGGAACAAATTGCGGTTGAGACTAAAGGTAATTTCTTTGAGTCAAGAACTGTTGAATACCAAAAAGCTAAATTGGGAGAGTCATTAACATTTACTGATGATTTTTAATTAAAAAGAAAAAAAACTATGATGTCATTAAGAATAAAAAAGAGAAATGGGGACGACGCGTCCTTTAACCCACAAAAGATTTACCAAAGAATTAAACGTTCATCTAAAGGATTGAACGTAAATTCTGACGAAATCTTTATTAAAGTTATCACTTCGGTACCTACTGAAGGATTGATAACGACAAAAGAATTAGACAAACTTATTTATGAAATAGCTGCGGCGTATACTGGTAGTCATCACGATTACTCAAGATTGGCGTCATCAGTGGCGATTTCTTCTTATCACAAAGAAACATCCCCAAGTTTTTCAGAAACTATGCACGTATTACATAGTGAGGGTGTTATAAATGATAGATTAATGGAGATTGTTGAATCTTATGGACCTAGTAATATTGATTCAGTTATTAATCACGAAAACGATTATAACTTTGATTATTTTGCTTGGAGGTCTTTGATTGAAATGTATTTGTTAAAAACACCTCAAGGTAGAGTAATCGAAAGACCTCAACATATGTATATGAGAGTTGCTTTATGGGTTACAAATACTTTTGAAGAGGCGGTTGAATATTACAATTCATTATCAAACCAACTTATCTCACCTGCAACTCCGATTATGATTAATTCAGGAACTAAGACTCCTCAATTAGCATCTTGTGTGTTACACTATAATGATTCAGATTCAAGAAACGGATTGTTAAAAACATTCAGTGATATATCAACGTATTCATCTGACGCTGCGGGTATTGGTTTATGTATGTCTAATATTCGAAGTAAAGAAAGTCGTATAAATTCTTCAGGGGGATTTGCGGGTGGATTATTAAAATACCTAAAAATTGTAAATGAAGGGTTAAGATTCTTTAATCAACAAGGACGTAGACCTGGTAGTGCTGCGATTTACTTAGAACCTTGGCACAAAGATATTATTGATTTATTAGAAATTAAAAAGAATACAGGGGCTGAAGAATTAAGAGCAAGAGACTTATTTACCGCTTTGTGGATTCCTGATAATTTTATGAACGCGGTTGAGAATAATGATGATTGGTACTTATTCTGTCCTAATGATATTGTTAAAGCAGGAATCAAACCTTTACAAGAATGTTATGGTGAAGAGTATGAGGAAAACTATAGAAAGGCAGTTGAAATGGGATTAGGTAAAAAAGTATCTGCACAAACAATTTGGAATAAGATTATCGAATCTCAAGTTGAAACAGGAGTACCTTACTTATGTTCTAAAGATAATGCTAACAGAAAAACTAATCACCAAAATATTGGTGTAATCAAACAATCTAACTTATGTAATGAGATTTACCAATATACTGATGAGAACACTACGGCTATTTGTACACTATCTTCTATGGTATTGAAGAATTTTATTGTTGACGGTAAATTTGATTTTAAATTGTTATACAATGAGGTTAGAAAAGTAGTTAGAGCGTTGAATAATGTTGTTGATAAAAACAACTACTCTACAGATAAAGGTCATAAAGGTGGTTTAGAACAAAGAGCAATTGCTATTGGAACTCAGGGACTTGCGGATGTTTTCTATTTAATGGATTATATCTTCACTTCAGATGAGGCAAAAACACTTAATAAACAAATTTTTGAAACAATCTATTTTGCGGCGATTACTGAAAGTAACGACCTTTGTAAAACTGAGAATAGAAAACCTTACAAATTCTTTAATGGTTCTCCTATGTCTAAAGGTGAATTCCAATTTGATATGTGGGGATTAACTGAATCTGATTTATCTGGTATGTTTGATTGGGAGTCATTAAAGAACGATGTTAAAAAGTATGGGGTATGTAACTCATTGTTTACGGCACAAATGCCTGTCGCATCTTCTGCTAAGATTACAGGTTCATTCGAAATGACAGAACCAGCTCACTCAGCATTATTTAACAGACGAGTTGTTGGTGGTGAAATTATGATTGTTAACAAGTATTTGATTAACGACTTTGAGAAGATTGGTATTTGGTGTGAAGACTTAAAGAATGAAATCATCTTTAATGAAGGGTCAATTCAAAAAATCAACTTTAATTCTTACTTAGACACTGAGGACAAAAACTATAATAAAAAAGTTAAGAGAATTGAACATTTAATTCCAAAATACAAAACTATTTGGGAAATTTCTCAAAAAGAACTTATTGATATGGCGGCTGATAGAGCACCATTCATTGACCAATCACAATCAATGAATATCTATATGTCAAATCCAACATTATCAAAAATTTCTTCATCACACTTCCACTCTTGGAAGAAAGGTTTGAAAACACTTTGTTACTATGTTAGAACAAAGGCGATTTCTACAGGAGCTAAACACTTAGCGATGGATATTTCAAAAATGGAATCACCTAAGAAAAATGTTGAGGTTCCTAAAGTAGATTATAGTCATATGAATCTACCACCAAAACCTGAAGGAATTGAGATTGAATGTTTTGGATGTTCATCTTAATCACGACATTAATCCCGACAACTTGTCGGGATTTTTTATTTTACACTATTTATTAGAAATAATCACGACACTATATTTATAACATATGGCAGATGGTAAAACATATGGGATTGCGTTTCCGTTTAATTCTTCAACAGAGGGAAAATATTTAAAACTAACTCAAACATCTAATGATGAGATTAGAACGGATTTGGTACATCTATTATTAACTAGAAAAGGTTCAAGATATTTTTTACCTGACTTTGGAACTAGATTATATGAATATATTTTTGAACCGTTAGATAGCCCTACGTTTAATAATATTGAATCTGAGATTAGAGAATCTTGTGAGAAGTATTTACCTCAATTAAAAATAACTAATATTACTATAAAAGCTGCGACCAGTGAAGAAACTGATTTTGTGGTTACAACAAATGGTGATGCTTATAATAGAGAATACGCACAACCTGGACTAAACCCAGCAGAATACACCGCTAAAGTTAAAATTGAATATGTTGTTACTGATGACGTGTTTAATTCTAAAGATTTTGTGATTCTAAATATTTAATGAATATATGGCAGAAAAAAGAATATCCTATACAGTAAGAGATTTCCAAGCGATTAGGACTGAACTAATTAACTTTGTAAAAACTTATTACCCTGATTTAATTGATAACTTCAATGACGCATCAGTCTTTTCTGCATTCTTAGATTTAAATGCTGCGGTATCTGATAACTTACATTATCATATAGATAGAAGTATCCAAGAAACGGTATTACAAACCGCACAACAAAAATCTTCAATTTTTAACATTGCCAGAACTTACGGTTTAAAATTACCTGGACAAAGACCTTCAGTGTCTCTTGTAGATTTCTCAATAACAGTACCTGCGAATGGTGACAAAGATGATGAAAGATACGAAGGTATTTTAAGAAGAGGTAGTCAAGTTATTGGGGCGGGTCAAGTATTTGAAAATGTGTACGATATTGATTTTTCATCACCATATAATGCTCAGGGATTCCCTAATAGATTAAAGATACCTAATTTTGATGGTAATAACAATTTAATTAATTATACAATAACTAAACGTGAATTAGTTGTTAATGGTATTACTAAAGTGTTCAAACAAGTTATTACTTCAAATGATGTTAGACCATTCTTAGAATTATTTTTACCTGAGAAAAACGTCTTAGGGGTTACTGCCGTAATACAAAAAGATGGTACTAGTTATGCCAATGTTCCTACGCCACAAGAGTTTTTAAGTGATGTGGGTAAATGGTATGAAGTAGATGCTTTAGCCCAAGACAGAGTTTTTATTGAAGACACTACAAAACCTTCAGACCGACCAGGTATTAAAGTTGGTAAGTACATCACTACTAATGATAGGTTTATTACTGAGTTCACACCTGAAGGATTTTTAAAAATGACTTTTGGTGGTGGAAACACATCGGCCGACGACCAACTTAAAGAGTTTTCAAGAACGGGAATCAACACTCAAAGTGTACAGAATTATCTGAATAATTTCTCATTAGGTTCTACTTTAAAAGCAAACACCACATTGTTTATTCAATATAGAGTTGGTGGAGGGTTAGGTACTAATTTAGGAGTTAACGTTATTAACCAAATTGGAACCGTTTCATTTTTTGTTAACGGACCTTCAGAGGGTACTAATACATCGGTAATTAATTCATTATCTTGTACAAACGTAACTGCGGCAATTGGTGGTGCTGGTTTACCTTCATTAGAAGAAGTTAGAAACTATGTATCGTTTAACTTTTCTGCACAAAATAGAGCGGTTACAATTAGTGATTATGAAGCATTAATTAGAAAAATGCCAGGTCAATTTGGAGCGCCTGCAAAAGTTGCGGTTGTTGAAGAAGATAATAAGATTAAAATTAAGACATTATCCTACGATACTTCAGGAGCTTTAACCTCAATAGTTTCAAATACTTTATTAAATAACTTAGCGGAATATTTGTCAAACTATAGAATGTTGAATGACTACATATCAGTTGAAACTGCACAGGTTATTGATTTGTCGTTAGAAGTGTCGGTAGTATTAGATGCTAGCCAAAACCAAGGAGCGGTTATCAGTTCAATTATTAATAAAGTAAGTGATTATTTTAATCCTGCTATTAGACAATTGGGTCAAAACGTAAACATTTCTGAAATTAATAGGATAATTCAATCTGAAAACGGAGTATTATCGTTAACAGATTTAAAAGTTTTCAATAAAGTTGGTGGACAATACTCTTCTTCAGAAACATCAATGGCTTACTCAGACCCTGCAACAAAACAAATAGGTCCTGTAGATAATACAATATTTGCATTACCTAATCAAATCTACCAAGTTAGGTTCCCTAATAAAGATATTACTGTTAAGGTTAAGAATTTCCAAACAGTAGAATAAAGGCGACCCCTGGTAAAGACCAAAATTTATTAGTTCAGGTAGACCAAGATTTTGAACAGTTAGAAATTTTATCTTTAAAGATAAGACAAGACGATGTTTATCTTAGAATGTGCTCTGACTATGGAGTTATTGCTGGTAGAATATTCGCTAATAATGGGTACGGTATTCCTAACGCTAAAGTATCGGTTTTCATTCCTTTAAAAACTGAAGATGAAAATAATCCTGTAATCTCTACATTATATCCTTTTAAAACCTTAGAAGATACTAACGAAGATGGTTTTAAATTTAATATACTTCCATACATTCCTTCTTACGCAGGACACGTTCCACAACAAATGATAGTGGTGACTATATGATATACGGAGTTCCTGTAGGTTCACAAACATTAGTTATGAATGTGGATTTATCTGACATCGGACCTTTTTCATTGGCACCTGCGGATTTAGTTAGAATGGGTATTGCAACTGAAGAACAATTTGATGGTAATAGATTTAAAAATTCTTCAAACTTTAATGAACTACCTCAAATTATTGTTTTAAATAAGACAATTGAGGTTTCTCCATTCTGGGGACAACCTGATTTATGTCAGATAGGAATTACTCGAAGTGACTTTGATTTAACATCTGAAGCTAATATTGATATCCAACCGACCTCTATCTTTATGGGGTCTCTAATGAGTTCTACTGAAAAAACCGCATTATCAAGTAATGGTACTGTTCCAAAAGTTACGGGTGATTTATGTAAAATGATTACAGGACCTGGTGAAATTATTGCTATTAGTCAAACAATATATCGAGATGCGAATGGATTACCAATTTTAGAAAGAACCAAATTACCGAATGGCGGGAAATTAATTGATGGTACGGGTACTTGGTTATTTGATTTACCAATGAATATGGACTATGTCTATACTAATGAGTTTGGTGAACAAGTATTATCTGACGACCCATCAGTTGGGGTACCAACTAAAGCAAAATATCGATTTAAAGTTAAATGGCAACAAAGTAGTTCTGTTACCCAAGATTACAAACGAGGTTATTTCTTAATACCAAATATTAGAGAAAAGGGATGGAATGACTCAGGTTCAATACCTGTTGGGCCATCACAAAATAACTTAGATTTCCAATCTTCATACGCGTTTAGTTTAGATTGGTCAGCATACACATCAAGCCCTGTTATTAATATTACTAATCCTGACATTGCAGATGCAATAAATTGTGTTGATAGATTTTATGAATTTGATTACAATAAAGTATACACAACTGCACAATTAGTTGACAATTATAAATCCGCAAATAATAGAGAAAGATTTATTGGTATTAAAAGAATTGATGATGACACTTGTTCAGATGATGTTAATCGTTATCCTGTTAATGATGGAGTATTTCATACTACCATTATTTGGATTATTTTTAATATTTTAATTGCAATTTTAGGGATACTTTTTACTTTTATTATATTACCCGTTTACCACATTTTGGCCTTTTTATGGAATAGTTGGTTCAAATATGTATTAATTGCCTTTATACTATATATGTTAGGTCAAGAATTAGTATATAATGCAGTAAATGCTGGTATTGCCGCAGCTTCAAGTGATGTTGGAGCAGCAATTGCGTTTGGTCTTTTGGCGGTATTATATGGTATTCTTATAGCACTTGTCTTTATCAAATTTAAGGATATTGAAAAATTCAAATTTGGACCTATAAAATTACCAATGATGACTTATCCCGATTGTGATGTTTGTGATTGTGATGGTAATAATTCAGGGGACTCTTCAGGAGGGACTTCATCCTCTCCGTCTGCTGACTCGACACCTACAACATCTGTATTAAGTAATTTTACGACAGGTCAAATATATTCTAATAAATTATTAACGTATCTGCAAAGTGCTTCATTATCTTGTTTTCCAGGTGACCTTTCTGAAGTTGCTAGATTAAGTGAACAATTAGCTGGGTTTACAGGCTCGACTGAAAACCAATTTGTTCCAAAAAATACCCAGTATACTATTTCAGGTATTGATTACGTTTATAGTACTCCTAATTTACCTTTTGGTGAAAGAATTAATCTTTTTAACTCTAAAACAAAATATCACGAAGGATATAATCAGATATCTGTTGAATGGGAACCTTCAAATGCTGGAAATACTCCACATCTAGATAATACTTTGGTACTTATATCGACAGGTTCTTTAGGTTCTTTTAGTGCTGGTACTATGATTAGTTTTGTTAATCCCGCAACATCAACAGACCCTAATTTAACAGGTAGTTCAACAAACAGTCTTGGTACAAATAATACATCAGGTACTACAACATACCCGACATCAATTTCAATTAATTACGCAGACCCATTTAATTTTAATACTAACTTAATTAAAAACTACACTTTTGTTTCAACATATACAGATGAAAGATTATATGAATACCCAAGTGATGTTGAGTATTTCCAAATATTAACGGGTATGACTATTTCTGATTTTAGAAATATTAGTGGAGGATATTCCGCATATACAAATTTTGATAAAACATTTGCAGGTATTTTAGAAAGTACTACTACAATTATTAAAACCGATATTAGCGGAGTTATACCATTTGCTTGTGGTATTAATTTAAAAAATGTGGATTATATAGACCAAACACAAAACTATGTAATAATATTACAAAGAGGTGTTGACCCATATTCACCACAGTACAGTACTCAAATAGGTTTAGGTAAACTTTTTGGTTCAACATCAACATCTGACGTATTAATAAATGGTAGTTATAGGTTAAACATACCTATTCAAAACACTACTGCAGGTTCCAACCAAGAATTAATGTTTAAACATAATGGTTCTGCGGACAACGCAACTCCAAATAATGGTTTTAATTTATTTTACCCTTCTTATATTTTCACACCTAATATATCAGGTCCTAATTCATATTCGGCATATACTACTAATAGACATAGCTATTATTCTGAATTAGACAGTGGATTGAGTTATAACATTATTACACCATCTTCATCTTTTGTGGCTCACGTAAATAATTCACCAACAGTTGGTGTTAAAAATTTAAGAAGTTTAACAACTAATAATTTTTATAATGTTAGTTTGGTAAATAATTCATCGACATATCAAGCACCTGCGGGTAGTGCCTTTGAATCTGTTGTAGGTTCTTCTTATATGTGGTCTCCAAATATACCAACAACTTCTACTGCTGGAGCTGGTGGGTACTATTATAGTAAAATTTATAATACGGGAACTACAAGTATGAATATGACCAACGCCAATAGGATTGTTATGAGGTCAGATAGATTACCATCTTCAGATTATTCAGGAAATGTTGTTATCAAAATAATGGACTTAATTTTAGTTTAAATCCAAGTTGCTCTGGTCAAGATGATGTTAAAAACGGTTGTTATGTGTTAGTTAAAGACCCATTAACTGATTTAATTAAAGGTGGTAGTACAGGGGACCCAAATGATTTTGAATTATGTTCTGAATTTTTCTATAGATTTAGATTTAATTACGCTTTGTGTCAAGGAGTTCTCTCAAATGTATTCAACAATAATTGGATTAATGGTAATTTATATGCGGTACCATTTAAAATTGACACCTACTATAATTCTCAAAATCAAATATCAGGTCAAGATTATGCTGATGACGTTGTTATGTTTCACAACTCAACAAATAATTTTTATTACAGATGTTCACCTTGGGGCTCTAATAGTCAAAACTTCTGCGGGGCTCAAACATATGGAGGGGGTAATGACGGTAAAAATAACTTTAATTTAAAAACTCCAACAACTATTACTAATTTAGGTCCAAGAGAGTCTTTCTTAAAAGAAATTTCATACAGTGGTGATTTTGATGGTTATAATATGTCAGGATTAACTGAGACAACTTATAAAGATTTAGGGGATATGACTAACTTTTTTAGTATCATTAGATTAATCGATAGTAATTTTTGGAAGAACATTTTCTCAGACCAAATAAGAAGATTATTTAGTAGGGGTGGTAATCGAGTTGATGGCGATTTCGCCCAATCTGCGGCAATTAATAGTCAGTTAGGTGTAATTCCTTTCGATGGTAATTTTTACACCACTAATGGACCTAACCCTTCTGTTGTTGCGGCTAATTTCGTTGCTGGTTCATCTTCACCTGTTGCGGGGTCTAA